CTAATTTACGTAAAGTGTGATAAATATTTTTAATATTAACAACTGGGCCAAATACGTTTTGTTGTAAGTTAATAGCTTGCAGTTGTCTTTCTAAAATAGAATTTAATAAAATTAATTGTTGTTCTTTTGATCCTGTACCTAATCCAACAGCTACAGTTACATTCATACGATTTCTCCATTCGTATGGACGCATTGGTACAAACTTTCCTCTAATACGAATTATTTTTTCTTTTTGTTGATACTTGCAAATAAGTTCAAATATTTTTTTAGCTAAATCTTTCACACCTGTTTCTGCAAAAACTCTAGCTACTAATTCCATTCTCATTTGAGATTGAGTTAATATTTGATTAATACCTGTAGCAGTTTTAGTATTAATAGTATCAGGCATTAAACCTTGAGATTGTCTAGTTTGACCTGTTCTTTGTTCTTTAACAGCATCTAAATAATTTAACATTCCAGAAGCTTGATCTGTAATTGGTTGTGCTTGCAATGGCATGATAACATTTTGAGGTGGCTGTTTAGTTCTAACAATACCACCAGGTCTATTAGTTAATAGATCATCCATTGCTACTTGACCATCTTGAATAGCTACACGATTATTATTAGTTAGATACATATTGTCTAACATTTGACGCATAACAGTAGATTTAATTAATTGTATATCTTCTACTAATTCAGAAATAGATCTTCCATAAAATCTATGTGGCATTAGTATTGGTGTAACAGAAACAAATGGCATTGAATCAATTTCTTCAATACCTAAAATTTTATAAGCAGAATCTCCAGCTATGCACGCTTTAATTAATTCTGCTTTACCATCTCCATTAATATCTATTCTTGCATAACATTCATGAATTAAAACCTCATCAGTACTATCATCACCTCTATCTTGTGGCGCAGAATAATCTGTATCTTGAAATCTAATATGTCTATCTTCTAAATAATAATTAGTATCTCCAATTGGAAGATTGTTTACAATTTCTGGATCATAACCCATTTCGATTAATTGGGTTCTGCTCATGTTAGTTCTATGAGCTATAAAATTTGCATCTTCAATAGATTTAGCTCTACGTTCAATTAAAAATTCTTCAGGTGGTACAGGTTCAATTTTTACTTTTCCATATTTAGTTGTTTTATGTAAAACGCAATCATGATATTTAATTATATCTAAAACATTTCCTTGATCATCTTTTATTTCTTCTTCATACTCAGTGTGTTCAGATACACTAACTTCATCATCGTTTACTAAATCTATAAATTCATCATCTGTTAATTTTTGATATTCTTCTCTAGTTGTTTTTTCAGACTCATCCCAGAATACTTTTAAGATTCCATTTTTTTGGATAAGTGCATCTTTAAATGCAGTATATAAACTTACAAATCCATCATTCTCTTTGTAGAAAATATAATTTAAATAATCGGTAGCTTGTTTGGCAAGTTCTTCATCTTCTGCACCAACAGGTTCACATTCAAACACATTGTCGCTTGCAGTAAAGATTCTCATTAAAGAAGGCATTAAAGCTTCAACAGTATCTGAAACGTCTGTAGAGATAACTTGTGATCTACCTTCTTGTTCATTACCAAAAGGTTTACCAAGATAGTATTCTAATGATCGTTTTCTTCTACTGACAATTTCCCCACCAATGTAACCTGAGGATGCTCTAATTTCTCTATTTAATATGGATAAAATTTCTTGTTCTGTTTTTTTAATCATACTATAAATTTTGTATCAACATAAATTGGTTTATCCCAGTCTGTCGATGTAACTGGATCATGAACACATCCATAACGAAAAGCATCAGCAGCATGAGAACACCAATCATGCAAAGGTTTGTTTTTAAAAACCTGGTTTTTCTCATCCCATTGCTTACGATACTGACGCAACGCATCAATGCCCAGTTTACATTTTTCTCTATCAAACCAGCAGTATGGTAACATATTTCGCACAGATTCGATACCATGATCTACTTCTAATTTAGGCGCTATCTCAAAGTCAATACCTAAATCTCTAGAAACTTCTAGTCTTGACTTTCCTGTTCCAAGTTCTCTAGCTTGAATATCATGTGGTGCAATATGTCTAGAATATAAATATTGTTTATTTTCTAGCACATCTGCGTAATGCATTAAGCTTTCACCAGAATTTTCGTAATAATCTATAACGTGCAATTCTTCACCTATTCTTTGAACAAACCATATAGCTGTTGAATCACCTATACCTAAATCCCACCATGTTTCTACACCTGCATTCTCATCTACAGGTACACTACCAATCCTACCTTCGTTATCAGCATTGGTCATAAGTTTACCAAAATATGATCCAGAAACAGCAGCAGTAAAAGAACATTCAAATTCTTGATTGTATTGTTCTTCAGTCATAATAGACTTAGCCATTTCTAATTCTTCTTTATCAACAACATTTGTTTCGCTAGCTCTATATAAAGCTCCAAACCAATCTTGATGTCCTCTTAAAGAATAATCGTACACTTCCCAAAATTGATTATGACCCATTGGAGTTCCAATAAATATTACAAATCCTTTTGTGTCTGCAATAGCTGGTCGTATAATTTCAGTCCATGTTCTTGGAGCCATAATGGCATACTCATCCATTACTACACCATGAAAACCCATACCCCTAAGTGAGTCAGCATTATCTGCTCCAAATATTTGTATTCTAGATTCATTCCAAAAATCTACACGCAATTCAGATTCATTTCTTTGACCACCTAAATCCATTAAAGGTTTTGTATAATATTTTAAATAATCCCAAACAATAGATTTACCTTGACGATAAGTAGGTGCAATGTATGCAAGTTTTTGTCTTGGTTCTTTTGTAGCTGCTAAAATTAATTCGTTAATAGCTAATACAGATTTACCAAATCGTCTATGACAGACTAAGACATTAAATCGTTTAAGTGATTTGTGAACTTCCTTTTGAAGCGGTCTAGGTTTATAGGGAATGGATATACTTACTTGTTTAGTCTTCCCACTTGAGATCGACTCTAATTGGGGAAGTTTCGATTCTATTGGTTGTTGGAGCTTTTCCATGTACATAAGGTGCAGCTTTTTCTGCTGCGTAAAGTTTTCGTTCTGGTGAACTTAATGGATGGTTTAACACAGAAAGCAAATAATCTAAAGGGGATGTTTGATATTTTACAGCAAGCTCCTGCATATCTTTCCATTTTTTACGGAAAGAGGATCCTTTAGGTCTTCCTGCACCTTCTCGTTTACCACCTCGTTTATCTACTTTGTTTTCTTCCATTAGATTCCACGTCTAATCAATCTTGAATTTAAATCTCTATCTTCACCAACTTTAGGTGCTTCCTCATATCTTCTAGATTTAGATCCTAAAAAATATGCTGTGCCAGCAATAGCTGTTGAAGTAACTGGATGTCTAACAGCAAGTTTAGCAACTTTACCTATGCCTTTTCCAACTTCGCCTAAAAATTTATATTCGCCTGGTATTCGTTTTGCAATGTTCTTTACATTCATTTTAACTTTTTGATATCCAGCTTTATACGGACTGTATTTAACTAGTTCTTTTCCTGTTGCCATTATTTTTTTCTCCCTTTAGCTGCTAATTGTTGGAATTTTTTTTTACCATATTTTTTACGTCCAATTGCAGCAGCAAGTGCTTTTGGATTTTTAACGCCTTGTTGTTTTAATTTATCAGTAAGTTTTTTAAATCTAGTACCTGTTCCTAATTTTGCTTTTTTCATATTAGTATTTTTTTTTCACTTTCATGTTTTTCTTTTTAGCATATTTTTTTGCTGCGGCTTTGCCTTGCTTAGTATATGCAAACTTCTTTTTTCCTACCATTGGCATTATTCGTCATCTCCTTCATAATAGTTGTTATTATCTGAAATTAAATTTTCAATTTCAATTATAATTTGTTCTTGTTCATAATGTAAATCTTTTAATTCTTCAAGTAAATCTTCTAATGGCTTTGTCATTATCGAAGTAAACCACGCATAGCTATTTCCCTAGTTGTAGGTGGTTGCATAGCTTGTTCTTGTGGTTTTCCCATTTGTTGTAATTGGGGATTGTTGCCTTGATCTAATAAAGCTTTTTGCTTTTCTATTTCAGGCATCATTTTAGCTTTAATTACAATAGCTAGCTTTTCACTTTCTTGTGGAGTTAAACTCATAAGGTCTTCAGCTAGTTGTTCGATTTTATCTTTTGCCATTTTTTTTAATTTACTTATTATACATATCCAGCTTTTTTTAAAGATTTGTATCTGGGATCTGATTTAGGTAATTTTTTAAACTCTGATATTAATTTTTTTTCCATATCTTCACTTGTGGATTTAATATTTTTATAACCAAGATATCCAATTCCAGCTGCACCAGTTCCTACAATGGCAGCTTTTTTATAAGGATGCAAAGAATCATATTTCTTTTTTACTTTTTCTGATGTATCAATAGTTTTTCTTTTAAATGCATTATAAGCATTTTTTGCTTTCATCTTTAAAGTTTTAGGTCTTTTAAAAACATTAAAGTATTGTGATATATTTTTAATCATTATCATCTTCTCCACTTAAAAAATATCCCCCAGCAATTAAAGCAGCTTTTGGTGCAATAGCACTAGCAACATATCCTGCTTTACCAAGAGGCGAAGATTTTTTCCATTTTCTTGCTAATTGAACACCTAGTTCATTTTTCTTTTTTAAAATCTCTCGTCTTTTTGCATATTTAAATGTATTTTTAAATTGCTTAGAAGGATCTTTTATAATTTTATTAAAATCATAAGCATCGGTTTTAATCATGGGATCTCCAGTTTTAATTTTTTTTTGAGTTGGTTTTGTAATAGCCCATTTTCCAAAATCTTTGGCTTTATGTTTTAAAAAAATTGCTGCTGCTTTTAAATTTCCAATCATATTGGTTTACCTTGTCCTCTATAAGTGTTTTTATCTTTCTTGCTATGTCTGCCTGGGCGTTTGCGTCTTTTATTTTTTATATAATTATTAACGCCAAACCCCTTGGCTTTCTTAGCCATTAATATTCGTCTTCATCATCACCAGCTAGGAAAGAACCTAATACATAACCACCTATTCCAGCAGAAGTAGTTTTTCTTCTAGCTGAAGTACCTAAGGTTGTTCCATAAAGCTGTCTATAACCCTCATATCCTTTTTGGCTAGCACCTTTGATACCTTTAATCATTTTCGCTTCTCCTGAAGCAAATTTGGTGCCTTCAAAGGCAGGTTTAGTAGCTTTGTCATATGCTGGTTTTAAAACTTTTTTAATTTTGCTTGGACGCATTGCTCTTGCAGCTTTATATCCGTAAGAAGCAATTGTTCTATATATGTTGCCTAATATTAATGGGATTGCCATAATTTTATTCTCCTGTTTTTTATAAACTAATTATAGCAAACCCCCTATTATAATTCTACCATTTGTAAACAAACCCCCCCATTTATCTTTAGTGTTGTAGTTAACCCCCCTATATATTTTATCCATACTCATATCAATATCGCTTGGTGTAACTTACAAACCCGTCATTTGCTGTTGCAAATGTCATATTATTGTTATCGTTGTAACTCGCTGTTGCTCGTTGCTTAGATGTTCACTTAGCGTTTCACTTTGCCTGCGTTCCTTACAGGTAAGGACGCAGTCAAAATGTTATTGATATAATGATATCTATATTTGATTGTTATCCCCATAATAATTAACAGATAGGATAATCTATGGATAAAGTAACACACATAAATGAGGCACAATACTCACTATTTGACTTAAGTGATATGCCTATTACACCATTACCTTCTAAGGATTTACATCCTCATGATAAGGTTAAACTAGATATAGTATATAACTATCTAACAAACAAAGTGTTTAAAAAGAAAGGAGAATAGATATGATTACATTCTTAACAGGACTAGCTTTAACATTGGCAAGTATTTACTTGTTAATTATGATTGGCGGGTTTTTCTTTGGGTTTTTTATCTTTAAAAGACTAGCAGAAGAATCAGACAAGAAAGATGCAATAGATGCTTAAGATATTAGCAATAATATTAACAGTGTCTTTGTTTGCGTTTAGTATCTTCTTCGCGATTGAGGGAGATACTGAACTGCTAATAGTCAGCTTTAGTGGAGCTATTCTATATGTATATCTTATCATAGATGAACTTCGCAATCAAGCTAACGAGTGAGCTGATTGCTCATAAACATTAAAAGGAAAGGAAAATATATGTCAGACTATAAATCATATATACAAACAAAAAGTCCAGAAGAAAGAAAGCAATATGTTCAACAACAGATAGCTTTAGGTAATCCAAAATACAAGAATAGAAATGATTGGATTAAAGAGAACATAGACAAGATTAGGTTAAATAATCTTGAAA